GGACCCGGCTTCGGAGGCACTCTTCCTCTCACCGTCCTCTGTCAGAAACGGCTGGAGCGATCTGTAGAAGTGCAGCGGGTCGAATGACCGGAATCCGACCTCGACGGAGTGCCGCGTGTGCTGAAGCTGCTGCTGGAACGCGTCGCCGACCGCCTTGACGAAGGTGTCGTATAGCTCGGTCTGCAAGACCTTCTGTGCGGCGTCCAGGTGCAGACCCAGCTGGTTCTTCGCCTCGTGGCCGACCTTTTCCTCGAAGTGCGCCTCAAGATGACGGATCGCCTGCCCGAACAGGGTGTAGCGCGACAGGCCGATCTGCCGCTCGTAGCTGCGCTCGGCGTCTATATAGATGAGCGGGAAGCGGTCCTTGATTTTATTGGTAAGATTGTAGACCGGGCCGTCCTGCCTGAACTGGACGCGCGCTCCGGTCTCATTCTCCCCCTCGGGGGCATACTGATACCAGGCACTGAACAGCCCGTCCTGTTCCGGCTCGAACCACACTTGGATGCACATCCCGGCCCTGCGGCTGCGGCCGTAGAAGTCGCTGTCCTCGAGGCTCTGGCTCATTGGCCACTTCGATCCCAGCAGGAAATTGAGCGCCGACAGGATCGCGGTCTTGCCCGCATTGTTGGCCCCGACCAGGGCGGTGATCCGCCCGGCGGAAAACGACAACTCTTTAATGGAACGCCAGTTCGTAATCTTTACGGCTGAAATCCTCACCGGCTTACCCCTGAAATCGGACGGCTGAGTTACCCCCCTGTATTGCGGGATACCTCAACCCGCCGGGCAAGGAGGATTATGGCCCAGCACTTTTCTCGGAAGGCGCCCTGGTGTTTCATGCCAGCAGAATGCCCGTGCCACCATCCTCGCGCCAGCCGTGCCGCTCGGTATTTGAGGGCGTCACCCGCGCCCGCCGTAACAACATGCGGGCCAACAAGGGGAAAGACACGAAGCCCGAGATGAAGGTCCGCCGTGCCCTGCATGCCCTGGGCTACCGCTACCGCCTACACAGGGCGGACCTTCCGGGACGGCCGGACATCGTGTTCCCCGGACGCCGGGCCGTCGTCGAGATCCGCGGATGTTTCTGGCACCAGCACCCGGAACCGGTCTGTAAGAAAGCCACCGTCCCAGCGACCAGGCGGGAATGGTGGATGGCAAAGCTCAAGCGAAACGTTGCTCGGGACGCTGAGAACGTCACGACCCTGGAAGCCGCGGGCTGGCGGGTGTCTGTCGTGTGGGAGTGCGAACTCCAGCGGGATCCCGAGCTGGTCTGGCGGCGTCTTACCGAATTCCTCGGGCCTGCGGGACCATCATAGTCAGGCTTTCGCCCGAAGTCTTTGAGCGCGCTTCTGGGCCGCCGCGTAGAGCCGGATGGCAGCTCTGGTTGCCGGATCGGAAGTATCCTGCGACAGCCCTAGTTTCTCCATCTGCTTGGTGTTCCACTCCGGCATGGTGGGGATGTCCACGCCGGGCGGCAATCCGTTCGAGCGTATCCATGTCTCGAGCCGCCCCCTCAGGACGGGATCCTCCTTGCCTATCAGGCGCCGATGCAGCATCCCGACGGCATATTCGGTTGCGTAAGCCCGGAGCGTAAAGGCGACCGGATCCTCGTCTTCGAGCCGGTCATTCGCCCAGATGAGCCTCTTTTGAGGTGTGGTCACAGTTTTGACCCTGACATGCCGGGCGGCCAAAACCTCCACCGCCGCCCGCAGGCTCGACGCCGGTACCCTGTAGTGGCGGGCCACCGCTCTCATTGCTTCGTCGACTTCGAGAGGAAGTGCCTCCTTTTGTCGCCGCGAGATCCCATTGATCCCGATCTTCGCTCTTCCTGGCATCCCTAGCCACCCGGTTGATCGAGCGCCTAGTCTCGCCGAGAACCGGAGTCGAAGTCCACGATGCCTCACCGCGCCATACAGCCGCTCTATGAGGCACTTGTCCGACGAGCTGCCGTCGCCGGGGTGCGGGATCTCAAAGGCGACGTCACGGCCCAGAAGCTGATCGACCTGGTGACCGCCTGCCGGGTTTTCCTTGATACGCTGGATCGCCGGTCGCTGATATCGAACGTGCCCGGCAAATCGTATTTCATGTTCCACGATGTCGGTCGGAACAAGCTGTCGAGATCCGTGAATGTGGATCTCTATATCGACGATCTGGATGTCGACCACGTGCGGGCCGCCTTGTCATGCCAGACCGACGGCTTCACGTCCGAGGCTCTGACCAGGATCGTCTACACCGCAGCTGCCTCGTATTGCTGCACGGCCGACATCCTGAAGGAAAGCGACCAGAAGACGCCGGGGACATTCTTCGAAGTCCTTATCGGTCACATTGTCGCCAGAGCTCTCGACGTGAACCCCGAGCAACAGATCAGGGTGCCGACCCTCGATATCGACGTCACCATCCCAACTGATTACGTCTTCGACCTCGGCCCTCTGAAAAACAGGGTCCATCTGCCGATCAAGATTTCAACGAGAGAGCGGGTCGTTCAGGTTTGGGCACATCAGCGGGTGCTGGACGGTATGCACGGTGTCGCCCGCTTCAAAGGCGTCCTGGTGGCGATGGCCGAGACGAACAAGCAGAAGAACATCTCTGTCGTTGAGGTCTGCCTGCCGAACCAGTGGACGGCGTATCAAATGTATATCGCGCAGATGTATCGGGTTTACTACCTCGATATCCCGCAGCCTTATCTGCGCCTGAAGGAGCGGTATCCGTTTATTCAAGTGAAGCCGTTTGGCGACTTCTACGGAGAGGTTGCGAAGATCGAACGGTCGGGCGTCGGCGAGTAGCTATTCGGCGGCTAGCAGAACCGGTTGTCGGACCCTGCTGCGGGCCTTGACCCCGACGACGTCCTTTGTCTTCACGGCTGCCTTGGCGGCATCCGCAGCGTCGAGAACCTTCTTCAGGGCAAGGCCGACGGCCCGTCCCAAGGGCGGGGGCACTGCATTACCGATCTGCACCCGGACATCATACCGGGTGCCGTAGAACCGGAACTCGTCAGGAAAGCCCTGCAACCTTGCACCTTCTCGGAGTGTGAGAGACCTGTGTTGCTCAGGGTGACCGTATCGTCCACGGGTGAAGGAATCGAAGCCAGCGGTGATCGTGGGACACTGCCCCGTCCACTCTAGTCGACCGTAGACATCCGGCCAGCCGCCTTTAGTGACATCCACGCCGTTGTGGCACTCGAGGCGCAGCTGCGCGGGGATGTCCGGCCAGCCGCCGCCCTGGGGGACGTGCTTAAATCGCTCCAGGTTCAGCGCGGTGATCTTGCACTGGATATGATTTGCGATTGTCGGATGTTCGGTGAAATCGGCAGGCGGCGGCGGGAGATCGCCGATGGCATCGCGGACCGTCACCATCTTGCGAGACTTCACGAGGACCGGCTTGGCCGAAGACACGTCCTTGCGGACGCCGATCATGATGAAGCGGTCTCGCTTCTGCGCCAGCCCGAAGTCGGAGGAATTCACAAAGAAGCGGTGGACGTTGTAGGCGGTCATCTCTTCTTCGATGTGATCGATCAGTTCGAGACCACGCTTCTGTCCGAAAATCTTAACGTTCTCGAACACGAACGAACGGGGATTGATCTCCTTGACCAGCCGGACGTATTCGCGAACCAGGCTGTTGCGCTCATCCAAGGCCAGATGCGCCCCGCGCTTCTGCTTGGAGAAGCCCTGACACGGCGGGCCGCCGGATAGCACATCGACGCCGGACAAGCCGAGGGTCTGCAAAAGAGAACGGCCGTCCATCTCCCGCACGTCAGCCACTTCGGCATGCGGAGCCACGTTGCGATTGTATGTCTGCACCGCCCACGGGTCGATGTCACAGGCGTAGCGAACGTCGAATCCGGCCCGGCCGAGACCGAGTGACAGGCCGCCCGCTCCGGCAAAGAGCTCGATGACAGTCGGACGAGTCGTTTTTTTGGTCGCGGGATCCATGAAAAGGAGTGACTCACGGCCTAGGCTCAGGGTCAAGCGCCTACGAGCGAAAGATGCCCTCCCATGTGGTGCCCTTGGCACATTAAATGGTATGTCGGATGGGGATCGGCGGTCGGCAGAAGGATGGTAAACCGTGGAAGATCAGGAGCCTAAGCGGCGTTACACGCCCTCCGAGAAGGCCAAGATCGTCGAGGGCGCCCTGAAATCCGGCGACTGGACGGGGGCTGCCCAGGAGCACGGGGTCTCCCTGAGTTCCTTGCTCGACTGGAAGCGCCGGATCCTGAAGACCCTGGCTCCTGGCGTGAGAGTGGATACAGGCGGCACCGGCTACCTGCTGGAAAAGCATATCCTCGAGTCTGAGGCCGACCGGAAGCGGATATCCAAACTGGTCGTCGGCCGCTGAATTGAAAGACGACCGCGAGAAGCGGTGGCTGTTCGTGTCGGAGGACGGTCGGCATGTGACAGCAGGCCGCTACACCGATCCGACGCCCGACGAGATCCAGCGATCTGCCGATTCGCTGGACGGCATGGGGCTAGCCGGATGGCTGGTCGTAAGCGAGGGCATCTACTACTCGCCGGGCATCCTGACCCTGCTGATGGTGCGCCGTGTGACAAAGAAATCCGGCGACTGGGAGCAAGCAGAGAAGCTCTTCAAGGAGCGCCGGTCTGAGGCTGTCAAAGAGCGGTGACGTCTGAACCGGCGACTAGCTTTCCTTCCGTTCTGCCAGTGTCCGTTTCCGCTCCGGCCGTTTGAAGCCGAGATGCGCTAGTAGCCGTGCGACACGGTCGGCATCCGCTCGTAGCTCGATTTCTTTTATGTCGAGGATATCGATCATAGCCGCGGGCACCCACGCCGGTATAGCCCGCTCCCCTGCCGCCCACCGGCGCACCAGCCGGTCATCGATCTGATCGCGTGCGCCGTCGGGGTGATATGACCCCAGACTCCTTGCGATAGCCCGGTGCCACTCGTCGCCATGGATTTCCTGCCCGGCGATGCGGAAATCCTCAGGTGTCATAGCGCTATCAGTGTTCAAAAAAGAAATCCTTCGGGCTGCTTGCTTTTAGCGAGGCTATACTACCATCTTGGACGTATCGAGATCGAATGGGCGATGTCCTTTCGGTAAACCAGGAGGGAAACCCGGTGAAGCTCACTAAACGCACCAACATGCTTGCCCGCAAGTCGTCAGATCCGAAATTCATCTACTGGTTCTCGTGCGACGAGAGCGAGAAGCATATCCCGGAAAATGCCGATTTCAAGAACAACGGGATGGCAAACGGCCAATCGACCTGGAAGACGTTCGACGCGTTGATAGCAGCCCGTCTGCTCGAGTATGCCGACGAGAAGCTATCCGCCGAGTTGCGCGCTGTGCTGGCCGCGCCTGCGCCTGCGCCCGTAAAGCCGACGCCCCGTCCTGCGCACCTCCTCCGCGCCCACGCTCATGGCGAGGGGACGACTTACATCTTCGAATGCCCCTACGACGACCGGGACATGGCGAAGGACGCCGGGTTCCAGTGGAACGGCTCCTGCTGGTCGACCGACCGCCCGGGCTGCGCGGTGAAGCTGATAGAGTATGCGGCGTCACCGGAGATGGCCGACGAGCTTCGGGCTGCTGTCACGGCACTGCCGAACCTGCTGCGTCCCGCCGGGAAACTGGCGAGCAGCCTTGTGACAGACATCAAGCTCGCAGGCGGGGTGATCACTGCGGACTTCCCGGAGCGGCACGACGGCTTTCTAGAAGTTATAAAAGACGCCAGCTATCACTGGACAGGCGTAGCTTGGATCCGGACGATGACAAAATTCACCGGAGCCGCCGAGGACCGCATGGCGGAGCTGGCCAGCGCTCTCCTTGAGGCGGGCTTCAAGGTCCGCATTCACAATGCCGTAGCCGAGGCCAAGGTGCTCGCGGGCGAATACGAGCCGGAGCAGACCAGATGGCTCGTCCGGAACGTGCGGCCCGGACACGATTACGACGGCTGGTTCCGTCTGATGTGGGGCCGTAACGAAAACCTCTATGAGAGTGCGAATTCGCTGCCCGGCGCGCGCTGGCGCGACAAGATGATGCTCGTGCCACCGGCGGCTTTCGGCGAATTGATGGACTACGCCGGAAGCAACGGCTTTGCGGTTACGGATGCCGCGAAGGAGATCGTCAGGGAACAGGAAGCCGCAATCATCGGCAGCCTCGTGGTAACCCCGGTGAAGCGGAAGGCTAGGGCCGCTACTCACCACGCCGTCACGCCCAAGGACGCCATCAAAGGAGGCATGGATCCCGAACTCATGGATGAGTTCGAGCCGGGCGAAATGCCCCCTCCGCCTCAGCAACCCGACACCTCTCCGTCTGCGGTGGTTGCCAGCAACCCGGTCATAGACGTCTCCTCTAAGGAGTTGCCGCCGCCGCACCCGGGCTTAGTCCCGGAGACGCGGAGCGAACGCTTTACAAGGCTTTTGGCGGTCGTTCGCCCGGTTTTCGGTGATCATGCTTACGGCGACCACCTGCTCGAGGGTTTAGCCGAGGTCGCGGAGGCATGGCCGTCCGCAAAATTCGTCGAGCTGGTTTCTACCTATCACTTCGCGATCCCGATGCCCCCGACGGCCGAGGTTAATACGCCATGGGGACGTGTCGTCTTCATCACCCAATATTTTGAAACGTCCTATTCTCGCGACGGGGAAAAGGAGACCGCGAGGTTCAAGGCACCTGTTTTCCCGAGAGAAAGCGGGTTCACTACGTCGATCATGGAGTGCAGCGGCATACGGGCTAAGAGGACGACGATTACCCAAACGCCGGATGGTCAGGCCAGAACCGGGTGGCGTCCGCCATCTCCTGCCGACGTGCCGGTTTCTGCGGTGGAGTGCGTATCATGACCTTCACCGTATCCGACATAATCCTGAGCGCTCAGCCGGGATCCCCGGTGACGTGGGTGTCGTTCCCTTACGCCGCAGGTGCACCGGCGATCATGCGCAACCTGGACGGCCGCTGGGACAAGATGGCGTCCGCCTGGGGGATCCCCAATGCCCGCGTGGATGACCTGCGCAAGCGGCTGCCGCAGATCGCCAAAATGGTTTTCCTCCAGCAGGAAATCGACCGGAGCAACGGGCGGACGCCGAAGCCATCGCCGACGGCCCCGGCGTTTCGGTCGGCGGCCGCCGCTGTGCCGGTTGCGGTTGTGGGAGATGACTGGATCAAGCTGCCTGTGCATCCGCAGTCTGCCCGGCGCGCGCTGGAGGACATCGGATGCTGCGCGCAGGCGTCGCTGTATTTCGCTCCCGACCAGGACATCGCCGACCAGGCTCTCGCCGTCATCCAATCCTTCGTAGAAGCTGACCAGGCGGCCGCCGACCGGATCGCCGCCTCCAGAGCTGCGCTTGCGGAGTCCCTTCGCCGCGAGGGCGCCGCAAAAGAGGACGCCGAAGCCCAGGTCAGGACGGCCAGGCTCGACGCCATGGAAGAGATCCGCGCCGCGTGGCCAACCGCCCGCTTCGTGAAGATCGAGAGCCGGACGCTGGACGGCAGGGGATCCCCTTGGGTGCGGATCACAACGCCATCCGGGAAAACCGTTTACGCCGAGGAACTGGTCAAGAGCGGCGTGGACCGTATCAGCCGCCGGGTGACTGTCGAGTGGATGAAGGCGCCAGTGTTCCCCGCAGGATCTGGTTTCACGACGGAAGTAGAGACAACCTCCAACGGGAAGCCGTATCAGCGGAAGCTTGCCAACCACACGGTCACCCCCGCCGAGCCGGAGGGCGAGTGATGCTGGCATTTCAGACGCGAACGGCGCTCATGGCGCATCAGGAAGACGCCGTGGTGAAACTGCTGCCCGGGCGCGTGGGCGGACTTTACATGGACATGGGGACCGGCAAGAGCCGGACACTGATCGAGCTGGCGCGCATCCGGTCGGGGAAAATCGACCATGTGATCTGGTTCTGCCCGGTGTCGTTGAAGAAAACCGTCCGGCAGGAGATCCTGAAGCACACGGACTGCCTGCCCGAGGACATCAACGTGTTCGGCGAGAAGACCTGCAAGGCCAACCTCCCGGCGGCGCTATGGCATATCGTCGGGATCGAATCCATGGCGAGTTCGCCGCGGGTGGTACTGGCGGTCAACGCCCTGGTCACCGACCGTACCTTCGTTGCAGTTGACGAAAGCAGCTACATCAAGGGGCACAAGAGCCTGCGTACGCGGCGGATCACTCAGATAGCGTCGCGGGCGCGCTACCGGGCGATCCTGACAGGGACACCGTTTTCGCAAGGCGTCGTGGACCTGTTCTCGCAGATGGCGTTCCTGTCACCGAAGATCCTCGGTTACCAGTCGTTCTGGTCGTTTCAGAACGCGCATCTGGTCTACGAGCAGCGCACGAACAGGGAAACCGGAAAGACGTTCAACACTGACCGAATAATCGGCTCCCATGACGTCGCGTTCTTGGCCGACCGGATCGCTCCCTACGTCTTCCAGGTGACGAAGGAACAGTGCCTGGATCTTCCGAGCAAGATTTACGCAGACCGCTACTGCTCGATGACGGAGGATCAGCAGGACTGGCACAAAGCCGCCAAGATCGAATTCATGGCTCAGGCTGACGAGTACGACTTCCGGCCGATCTGGCTGTTCAAACTATTTACCGCGTTGCAAACGATCTCTTGCGGGTGGTGGAACCGGACCAACGCCGACGGCACTTCGACGATGATCGACATCCAGAATGACCGGCTGGCGCTGCTGTCGGCGACCATCACGGACATCGCGCCGGACGAGAAGATCATCATCTGGTCCAAGTTCACGAAGTCGGTCGACCAGATCATCAAGATGATCGAAGAGGAATACGGCCCCGGACAGGCCGCCCGCTTCGATGGCACGCTGTCCGAAGAGAAGAGGGCGGCCAATCTGGCGCGCTGGCGCGGTCCCGGCTGCCGATTTCTGGTGAGCACCCAGAGTTCGGGCGGCCACGGGCTGACGCTGACCGAGAGCGCGAACGCCATCTTCTACTCGCATGCGTTCAAATACAGTGAATGCGTCCAGGCCGAGGATCGCATCCACCGGATCGGCCAGCTGCGGCCGCCGACGTACGTATCGCTCTGGAGCGACAGCAAGATCGACGAGCGGATATCGAATGCTTTGATGACAAAAGGCAGTGCACTGGGCGCCTTCATCGCGGAGGTAGAGAAGGTGAAAGCGACGGGATCAAAGGAGAGCGTCAGGGATCTCGTCCGCAGTCTCTGACCCGGCGAAATAAATCAGCCTCCGACGTGCTGACTTTCTTGCGTTCTGCCAGCCAACCGGCGAAGATAAAGGAAGACACAGCGAGGACTTGACCTCGTAGCTACACTAGGGGCTGTGCCCCGGTGCCCACATCGGAGGGGGACCCCATGCAGCAGAATACCAATTCCGGACTCGTAGCGTGATGATCTGCATTGGCATGGACGCCGCGCAGAAGTCCGCATGCATCGCAGATTACTGCGAGAAGCATGCCGTCAAGCGCACCTACGTCCTCTCCCCGGCGAAGTTCGCCTTCGATTGCAGCATCCCCGGTGCCCGTGACGTCGAGTGGGACGAGATCATCATGTATCGCACGTTCTACCCCCTGCTTCAGGAGATCGGTTCTGACAGCCTGGTAGTGGTGAACGAGTGCCTGCGGACGACGAACCGAAACGATCTCACCTACAACTGCATCCGGCACTTCCTGGCGCAGGCCGGGCATCAGATCGTGTTCAACTGGCTCCCGGCGATCAGCGACGCAGCAGACTTCATGACGCTGTTCGACTTCGATACGAAGAGCCGCTGGAAGCGCGAGAAGTTCGACGCCGACTTCGTGCATGAGAACGCGGCCGTCTCGGTCATCCACCGGGAGCCGACCTTCTCCAAGGTCGACGTTATCACGGACGCCAGGACGAAGAAGGCTTACGCCGCTGAGAAGGCCAAGTTGTTCGCAGGCATCGAGGGCAAGGATCCGCACACGATCCCCCGGAACCTGCACCTCGTGGGCGGCAAGGCACGCATGGCGGCCGCCGATCCCGCCGGTGACTACATCGGGCGCAACAACCGTCTCGGGCATGCTTCGATGGCCGTCTACAAGGCCGACGCCTACCCGGTTGCCCCCTACATAGTAGCCGAGTTCCCGCACTCCTTCCTCGACTTCGCGGACTTCCTGGCTCTCTCCGGCCAGCGGTCGGTATCCGCGCTGGTGTCCGATCTCCCGGTCGATGGCTGGTATTTCCAGCGCTACCAGGAGTGGGCCGAGCGCCTTGCCGGATTGAACGCTTGCCTCACCCCCGCCGCGGCTCTTCCCGCAGCCGTCGCAGCATAGGAGGCAACCATGGCACGCCAGGTTTACGACAACAGCCGCAACGTCCTTGAAGCCGCCCGTGAGCGGATCTCCATGGTGTTCGACAACTTCGAAACGATCCATGTCTCGGTTTCCGGCGGCAAGGACTCCACCGTGCTGGCCCACCTCGCCCTCGTGGAGGCTCACAAGCGCGGCCGCAAGGTCGGGATGTTCTTTCTCGACGAGGAGGTCGTCTACGACAGCACGGTCAAGCAGGTCGACTACCTGATGACCCTGTTCCCCGAGAACACTATCCCTCTCTGGCTCCAGATCCCGTTCCGGCTGACCAACGCAACCTCGCTGACCGAGAGCCAGCTGATCTGCTGGGAGCCGGGCAAACACAAGATTTGGATGCGCCCGAAGCAGTCCTATTCGATCCAGCATAAGCCGTGGGATGTCGCCAAGGAAAAGGTTGCCGACAAGACCAAGGGCTTCGGGTTCTACGACGCCATCAGCAACTTCGAGGCTTGCTACAAGGACACGGCGTTCCTGGTCGGTCTGCGGGCAACCGAGTCCATGCACCGGTTCCTGACGATGGTGAAGCATCCCATCGACGTCGGCGGCCAGAAGGTCTTTTGGGGCACCAAGAAGGGCGCGAACGCATCGCTCTACCCGGTCTTCGACTGGACCTTCTCCGACGTGTGGAAATACATCGGCGACCAGGGGCTGAAGTATTCCTCGATCTACGACATGCAGTTCAAGAAGGGCGTCGGTATCAACGAAATGCGGGTGTCCAGCCTGATCCACGAAAAGTCTTTCCACGCCATCTGCGACCTGCCGGAGTTTGAGCCGAAGACTTACGAGCGGCTGGTCGAGCGGATCAAGGGCATCGCGTTCGCGCAGGAGACCGGCAAGGCGTCGAGGATGTTCGCGGCGTCGAAGCTGCCGAAGGGCTATCGCAAGTGGCGGGACTACCGCGACTTCCTTCTGGAGACCTACCCGGATCCGGCGCTGGCCGCGAAGTTCAGCACCCGCTTTGCCCGGCATCTGGAGAACGAGTTCGTCGCCCGCCAGCAGGTCAGGCAGCTCGTGCTGAACGACTACGAGAACAACCTGCCGGTTGCCAACAAGGAGGATCCCCGCGAGGCGCTGGTCCGCCATTACATGGAGGTGCTGTGATGACCGCCTATTTCGTGAACACCATCGAAGAGTTCCATGCGGCCCGCGCCGCCATGAAGCCGGTCTACATCAAGAGCAAGAAATACGGCCGCATCCCGGTCCCGTGCGCCAACACGCTGCTGGTGTCGCGAGACCTGATCAAGGCCAACAACTACAACCCGAACGCGGTCTCCAAGGACAAGATGCGCTTGCTCAAGCAGTCGATCCGCGACAACGGGTTCTGCTTCCCGATCGTCGCCATCTTCGACGAGGCGGAGCAGCTGTTCATCATCGTCGACGGCTTCCACCGCAGCAGCATGGGCGGCGCCGATTGGCTGGATCTCGACTACATCCCGGTCGCCCTGGTCGATCACGACATCAGCAAGCGGATGTATGCCACCGTCCAGTTCAACAAGGCGCGCGGCGTCCATCAGGTCGACATGGACGCCGACCTGATCAAGGCGCTCATCGATCAGGGCAACTCCGAGGAGGAAATCTGCGAACACCTCGGCGTCGATCTGGACACGGTGCACCGATACAAGCAGCTGACCGGCATCGCCGGGCTTTTCGCCAGGGCGGCCTACTCCCCGTCGTGGGCGGCCATCGAGGGGGTTACGGAAAATGTCTGATCTCTGGGAATACGGCGGCGCCTACAAGGATCTGGACATGTCCGGGGAGATCGCGCTTCCGAACGGCAGCATCGTGTCGGTGTGCGATCTGGTCGAGCGGATGCCCGAATACATGAAGCGGGCAGATACCCTGTTCATCGACCCGCCATGGAATACCGGCAACATCCGGTCCTTCTACACCAAGGCCGACGAGCCGCTGCCGGTCTTCGATTTCCTCGAGTTCACGGCTGCTCTTTGGAGCCGCATCGACGAGATCAAGCCGAGGACGCTCTACGTCGAGATGGGGAAGCAGCACCTCTGGCGTTACCTCGAGCAGGCGGAGCGCCGCTACAAATATGTGACCTTCTACAACAGTACCTACTACGACAAGCGCGACAACCTGACCTACGTCATCCACGCGACGGACGACTTCGCGACCCGACGTCACAAGGCGCTCGAGGGCATGGATGAAGCGAAGATCATCGCATGGGTGTGCGCCAACACGGACTACGGGTGCATCGGCGATCTCTGCATGGGGCGCGGTCTGGTCGGCCGGAACGCTTATCTCGCAGGGAAGTCCTTCGTCGGCACGGAGCTCAACAGAAAGCGTCTGGCCGTGCTGGTGGACTGGATCCTGAAGGCAGAGGCCACCGGAGCAAAGGAGTCCCGTCATGCATGAGGATATCGAACTGATCAGGCAGGCGGGCACCTTGCTCTTCGGCGAGTTCTGGCAGCGCTCCATCGCCCGCGCTCTGGGGCCGCTCCATCCGGACGGCGCGCGCAACCAGGTGGATGACCGGCTGGTGCGGAGATGGGTAGCCGGGCAGCGCGATATCCCGGGCTGGGTGCTGACCGGGACGGCGACCCTCCTGGATCAGGAGCGCCGGGAGCTGGAGTCCTCGTGCCTGAGGATGCACAGGCTTGCCAGTGAGATGCGCAAAATCAGGGCGTCACAGATCACCCCGCATGAAAGTTTCGCCGATATCACAGAAAGTTGAAGACTTCCGCGACCTGAATCGGCATGCCCGAACGACGGCCACCACCAAGGATTTGGTGCAGTTTCCGGGAGGGCTTTCAAGGATAAGGTGACCGATTGAAGGATTACATTGCCAGACTGAAGGATTACCACTTTTTCAAGTAATCCTTCAGTCTTCAAAGTAATCCTTTCGTCCTTCAAGTTGATCTTTCATGATTATTGTGACCTTAGAAAGAAGCAACCCAAGGTCAATCCCATGCAAGATTTTCTAGACTATGTTTCTACAACCCCGCTGCGGACAGTCGCACCGCCGCTGTGGTATCCGACCGTGATCCCCGGCACTCCCGATCTACTGGTCGTGAGGATCCCGGAGTTGATGGCCCAGCAGCGCAAGGACGGCCCGGACACGCTCAATCGCTATTACAAGGTCGTCTTCGCTGAAACGGTCGGCGACCAGACTTACCTGAACGGATGCCTGGACAAGCCGCTTCCGGTGGCGGGGAACACCGTCAGCTTCCGCTTGTCGATCGACAAGACGAACCTCCGCCCCTCTGCCTTCCCTTTCGACGGCGAGATCAAGTTGCTCCACTACGGCCCATCCGCTGATGGTTGGCCGCACCTGGCCGTGGTCATGCTGTCGGAAAATACAGACGGTCTGCGACTTTGCCGTCTCCGCTATCAATGGTTCGCCTTCGCGACAGAACAGGAGGCCATGGCACGCCTACGGTTCATCCGTTCTCATTGACGCCTGAAACGCAAAAAGACCCGCCCGCCTCCGGGGTTACCGAAGGTGGGCGGGTGTCTGTTAATCGCGGGGATCATGCGGTCGGAATGCCATCCACAGCAGGCGGAAGACCATGACCGCCGAGAGCAAGGTGAGGATGACCGACATCATTACACTTTCTAATGGATATGGTGTGAACTCATACGGTTCATACGATCGCCATTAAGTTGACGGCTTGACCGGCGCAGGCGTCGGCTCCGGGGTGCCGGGAACCCGCGTCAGCAGGTCGATAGCACCACTGTTCCGGCGCGCGCAGTCTTCCTGGGCGGCCTTGTAATCGAGCGCAGTCCCCTTCAGCGTCCGGATGAAATCACCCGTCACGACCGGCGACAGAACTACCGGGGGGCACACGAAAGGTTTCGCCTGCTCTACAGTCAGGGCTGCTGTCGGCGGAACCTCCGAGACGACCAGGGGCTCAACGGGTCGGCTTGCGCAGCCCGTCAAGAAACTGCTGGTCAGCAGGAGTAGCGCGGTAATTTGCAGTGGACGGCGCATGGCGGAGTTCCTCTCTCTGTGCTTCGACCGTCGCCTTCGCGGCAGCAAGGTCATCGGCAAGCTTGTTGGTTTTGGCGACGACGATGTCTCTCTCGGCGAGCTTCGCTTTGAAGGCAGCTTCGTTGGCGGCATTCACGCTCTTGAGGTCGGACACCTGCGAAGTGAGCGTTTTGACCGCCGCGGCATCGGCTGCCGCCGTCTCGATGAAGCTCCACAGCTTCCACAGCATGAAACCCATAAGCGCGGCACCGGCGATGTAGGTGCCGACCTTGAGCGCCGTGCCGAATGACGAAATCGGGTTTGATGCCGACGCGGCCGCTCCGACCACGGACCCGGCGACCGACGTCGCGGCGCCCTCGGCGGTGTGTTCGACGGCCGTAATGACGGCGGACTCTACTGACATGGGGGATCTCCTTCGTGGTGCCGCTCAGTCCGCTGATCGAGGGGAACCGGCATTGAGTTGGCCAGCGCGTCCTGGGCGTCGGCGAGCATCGAATCCTTGTTGTGGGAGCCGACTGTGGATCCGATCCAGTAGCCCACAACGGCGGACGCCATGGCTCCAAGGAAGCCGACCATGGCGTTGGCGATCGGCGCGTTGGCTGGCGGGATCGCCGTCGTTACAACCAGGAACATGACGATCCCGAATGTGACGAGGATGACGACGGACACGATGATCGCGCCGACGACCGAGACTGTGCGGGGCGGCATGGTGGCCTCCTGTGTTCAGAGTGATTTCGACGCCGGGGGCCTGCTGTGCTCAGGCGGGCGGGCGCAGGCGGACAGCGCGCTTCTCAGCAGCCCGGCGACCATCCTGTCGGTCGCCATGTCGATCTTCGCCGCCGCCGCATCATCGAGGAGCCTGTGGATCTCGTAGGCACCCGCAAGGACGGTAGCCATCGGCAGAAAAACCAAGACCACTAGGAGAACCTGGCGCGCCCTCATGACAGAGCCGCCTTGGCTGCGTTGGAGGCTGCCACGCGCTGGGCATAGCCGAGCATCGCGGATCCGTTCACGCCCTTGGTGACGGCTGCAAGGTTCCAGGCTTCCAGCGCAGGCAGGAGTTTGCGGAACGTGAAATACCAGACGCCGGACATCGCAGCGCCCTCGACCGTCGTGCAGTAGGTTGCCGCGTCTTCCACGGTCATCCCCATGCTGGCGGCAAACGGCGTGTATTCAGCGCGGCCCGTGAGCTGCACCAAACCTTTACCGGCGAACCGCCAGCCGTCTCCGGAGGCTTCGTCGCCGTTGCCGAGACGGTTGCTGTAGACGCAGTTCGCCAGCTTCTCGGGGTTTCCGACGTAGGGGGCGGCGGCTGCTTCATTGGCGAAGTGCGAGGGGAAAACGGCTACGAGGCGGGATGCATGCGTGTAGTTCAGGTTTTCCGAAATCTCGGAGAACGCCGACCCGGCTTCCTGTGCAAACTGCCCGAGTTCGCCAGCCACCACGTTTACAGACGTCGAGCCGTAGAAGGCGAACGCCTTATCCAGCGCGGCCGTCCACGCATCGATCTTGGCAGGCGCAATGTGCGGGGCCGCCGCGAGGATGGCCGCCTCGAGGCTCGGGATGCCGAGTGCTGCGGGTGCCGGAGCGATATCGGCGACCGGAGCCGGTTCGGCATCCACAGCGACGGGTGCGGCGTCCGGCGCGGGCGCGGGTGCCTGAACCGGAGCGGCGACCGGGTGAATGATGTTGTTAAACCAGGTTACGATGTCAGTCATTGCAGGCACTCCATAGAAAAGGGCACCGCCGTTTCCGGGGTGCCCTCATGGGTTGGTCTTCAGTGGCGGCTGGCCGATTACGGCTTCCGGGAAATCCGGCGTGCCGGGGCCGGGAGGCTGTCCTTCAGGGCGTCGACGGTGTCGTGACGGCGCATGCTCCCGTGCATCGCTGCGACCAGGCTTGCGGTGATCACGGCGATATCGACGGGCGACAACTCGATCAGAAGCCGGACCTTGTTCACGCCGACCTGCATGATCGCGCCCTCGGCGACGGGAAATACGCTGATGTCTGCCATGTGTGCCTCCGTAATCCGGCCGTCGGTCGAGGCGGGAAATCCGTGCCGAACTTAGGCGGCGAGCGGTGCGGTCGACCGGCGGATGCGGAGGCTGGACAGCTTCATCCCCGGGACTTCGATCCACCTGTGCGTGCAGTAGCTCAGGCCCGCCGTCACGATGAGGAACACCGCGATAGACACCGGCACCGACATCGCCCCGGCCTCATGAACAGCGGACACGACGGTCAGGACGATCCAGTGGACCAGGTAGACGCTGTAGCTCCGGGCGGACACCGCACGAACCAGCGGCCCGATCACGCCCAGGCTTCCAACCTTCAGGGCGGCCGCCACGAGCAGCGCGCATCCGGCGGCGGCCAGCGTCAGCGTTCCAGGCTGCCATTGCGTCGCCGCGCTCAGGATGCCGCAGGCGTATGGCGACCACGCGACTGAGATCAGCCCGACCCCGGCGACCAGGCACGAGACGGGTTTCCGAAAGAGCGAGGATCCCTGCCGCTCCAGCTGGGCAAGGACAACTCCCCACCCGATGCCGTCGATGTTGTAGAGGGCGGCGAAGTAGACTTGCGGCTGTCCGTAGGTCATGGCGCGCAGCACCAGCGGGAAAGCCAGGAAGGCGATGATGACCGGCCACACGGCACGGCGTCCGAAGAGGCGGGCGGCGGTCAGAAGGCTGGTGGCGAACAGCAGGTAGAAGAGTTCCTCAACTGTCAGCGACCAGCTCGTGCCCATGAAGGCGCCGAGGGTGGTGTGCGGGATCTCCGAGGTCAGGTTCTGCGTCATCGTGGCGAACTGGACAACCGCAAGGAAATCCGGCCGGGCGAGGCAGACCGCGACGGACAGGATGAAGAAATACAGAGGCAGCGTCCTGACCCACCGGCGGCACATGAAATTAAGCCAGACGCCCGGCGTTGCGGTGTCGACCAGGCCGAGCAGGATGCGGCCGATGAGGTATCCTGATAAGCCGTAGAAAGCCTCGACTGCGACGCCGCCGATGGGGAAAACCCACGAAGGTGTCGGGCCGTCGCCGATCACCAGGACGGCCGCATGGAACAGCACGACGGTCAGGACGGCGACGGCGCGGATCAGGTCGAGTCCTTGAGAGCGGGTAGATACCTGCATGATGTTGTCCCTCGGTTCAGGCTGCGACCGAGTAGGCTTTCACGCGGATACGGGGCCTCTCGACCATGTGGTTATCGTTCTTCGTGGCTCTCCACTTCGGACCGCGCATCGTGACAATTGCCCGTTTTCCATTCGGGTAAGTGATCACCAGGCTGTGGGACCAAGACGACGGGCCGCGGTTGTAGGTCATGTCGAGATCTCCGGAGACGCCGGACGACATGTTGCCTCCCCAGATACCTGCTGCGTGGGTGTGAGCTGAGATCGTCCGCATACCGATGACGCGGTATCCTTTGGTCGATCCGCGGCTCCCGTTGACGCCCCGGTGACCGTGCAAGGAGTTCTCGATCCCGCCGCTCTCCGGGCAGGTGATGAAGGACTCGTCCTCTCGCAGGAACCGGACGCTTCCCAGCGCGGGCGCCTTTTCGCGAACGGCCGCCTCGAACGGCAAGAACTCCGCACCGCTCTCGATGGACTGGAATATCTTGTAGTTCCAGTAGTGCCAGTAACGCTGGTTGCCCCTGTCCTTGTGGCCTTCCGCGCGCTCGAGCCATGTCATGAAAGCCTGATCGTGATTGCTTTCGACCACGACGGTCTGGCACCACGGACGGGTCGCCGACGATAGGAAGGCGGCGCACTGCTCCATCCCCTCTTCGACGCTCTCATCCCGCTTGGCGTATTGCCGTGCAAGGAAATACGGGCTGTCGACGTTGTGGTGATTACGCACCGTGAAGTCTGTCAGGTCATGGATGAACTGGTATTTCGGCTTCAGCGCATCGAGCATTCCGCCCGGAGCCCAGATCGCATCTTCCAACGCGCGATCCGTGAACTTCTCGCGGTGGATATCGCCCGGCGTGATCGCCTCGATGTGAGAGGCATGCGATCCGGTCGGGGTGTAGACGCGGTCCAGATCCTGAAAGCAGCCGTCGGAGGTCGCGTTGATCTGCCGGACGAACCAGGATCCGTCCTCCTCCACTTCGACAACCAGAGCGCCGAGGATATGGTGATGTTCGGCTTTCTGACCGGCTTTGCGCGGGATGTAGTTCGACAGGGTTACTGCGCCGGTGGTGTAGAGGAACCGCGCCGGAGAGCCCTTCATCGACGCCATCGGCCGCATTTCGTGCTTGGTGTGTCCGAAGATCCCGGAAGATGTCTTTGTGAAGGATTCGAGCCCGGAGAGAGGATCGACCGCGCTCGGCGAGATATTCATGTCGGCGCAGAGCACGAGGTCCGGAGCCAGCCTGATCGTGCCGGTGACCACGTTTCCTTGGATGGCGGGGTCGTACCAGCTGCTCTCGCCCTCGACGAGAACCTCGTGCGGCTTGCCGTAGGCGTTCGCGTTGTAGGAACAGCGGACAACCAGCAGCCTGGCGTTCCGCTCCTTCTGATAGGTCGCCACGGATGCCAGGAAGTCGGCATGAACGAAGGTGTTGTTCTGGGCCAGGGCGACCAGGTAGACGCCGGATTTGCCGACCCGGATCTCGCGGGCCTCGGGAGCCTCGTATGTGCCGCCTGCGACGGGCTTCTCAGGCTTCGGTGCCTTCTCGGTCTTAGCGGTCTGCGGCGATCCCTCAAGGACTGGAGATTTCGGCCCGGTAAGCAGGGCGGCGATCATCCGCTGGCTTTCAACCAAAGAGGCCATCATCTCTTCGACTGAAGAAGTCTTCGGTGTGATCGGCACGACTTTCTTGTATCGCTTGAAGAATGTCGTCTTGGCCATCCCGGCCGCCGCTGCCGCTGAGCTTATCGTGCCGTGCGTCTTGACGAGAGCCGCGTAGTCTATGCTTTCAGTTGCATCCCGCATTTCCAGGCACTCCGTAGTCCGAGAGTGCAATTAAATCACTGCTCCGAAACAAAAACCTAGCAACTCGAAGCATTTGTAAACGCATTACTTTTGAATGCTTGCGTTTCGCAGTCAAAAGCGATGTTTTGTTTACAAGCCGTCTGGATTTCCCGCTGTCCCGGTTGCCGACACGCTGCCGCTGGCGACGACGGTGAAGGGGATATCAGGGAAATCGAATCTCAGGGGCCACCATGAACCGTCGCGGAAGACCCCGTATCTGTGGATCTTGTAGCTGCCGGGTGCCGCATCCGCCGGGAGCGACAGGAATGCGAACAGATGCCCGCATCTGTGGGCATCACCAGAAAAATGGGAGATCCGAGAGACGACAGCGGTATCCTGCGCCCCGTGGTCTTCCACATGCACCAGGCTGACGTGCGCGGTGTAAGCGGCCCCGGCATCTGCGCAGAAGGATGCGTCCCAGCCTACGCGGTCGGCGGCGTGAAACACCGTCTCCAAATGTCCTTCGACAGGCTTCCCCTCGGCGTCCTCCACTACCGTCAGCGGCGCAATCACGCCGTCGGAGGCGGAGTAATACCTCACGTCGAAATACCTCAACCGGAGAGAGTTGTATCCGGTTAGGACCGTCGTCAGAAAGAAGAAGATCGTCGAGAAACGCTTCAAATCGGCCCACGCGCGCGCGACCACGACCTGCCGTATCGACAGGGGCATCGACTGTACGTCAGTCGCCCTGCGCTGCTGAGTTTCACTCATTCGAAGAGATCCTTTACGGCGTCGACCAGCAGGCTTGTGTGGAGGAGCAACTGCGCCCCGGCGTAACCAAGCCCGATCCGCCAAAGCCACTTGAAAAGGTGCTCAATGAGGTGACGCTTGATGGTCGCCCATGCGGCCGCTTTGGCGGTCGCCGACGCCGCGCGGACTTCCGCCAGCACGCGGAGCACCACCGCCTCGGGCAGCGTTCCGAGAGCGGTGTCCGTGCGGGTGGAAAGCATCTCAAGAACACCGGCGATCCGGTCCAGCCGGACAATCAGTGCGTGGAGTTCGTCCCGCAGCGGTCGCATGTCGTCCGTCTGGGCACGGGCAAAGAAGTTTTTCATTTGGTCACCGGGTAAATTATGGGTGGCCGGGATGCGCCCGGTGGCAGCACGCCTGCGGACTACAGGGAGCCGGTCCGCAGGATTGGCAGTAACTCGATGACCAGGACGCCGATCAGGATGGCGGCGATCAGGAACCGGATGACCGGCCCGAAGGCGTTCGGATCATCCTCGGGCCTCGGGGACCGCTTAGACATTTTTTGCTGCTTCGACGGCGACCACAGCAGCGACAGCTACGGCGGCCGTCAACTCCGGTGCGACGACAACCGCGACGACGGCGGCACTGGCGGCTTCCGCCGGGTGAGCTTCAACTTCGGAGACGGCTTTGGCCTCGAGGGCATCCGCCTCGGCGACGACTTCGGACTTGGACAGTCCGAGTTCCGCTTCGAGGAAGGTCTCAACGGCGAGAATGTCGGCTTTGATGGTGGAAACGATGGACATATCAGACTCCTGTTGTGTTCGGGGGTTGCGGCACGGAGGGCGACCAGTCCCAGAGTTCGAGACCGTCGGTGCCGGGGGTGAGAGAGTTGGTGCAGTGGTCGCCCTGAGCGCCGAGAAGGTGACCGGCTTTCGTGAGAAGCCAGCAGGCGGCGGATGCCCACTTCTGTCCGGCCAGCCTGCACCGGGCGGTCCGCTGGCTCAGGGTGACGTTGGGCGATCCGCCGAGCAGGGAGGACGCAAGTCGGTCGACGGCGATTGCGACGTTCAGCACGAACTGAGCCGCCACCGTGCATGGTGTGCAGGACATGTTGGATTACTCCATGTCTAGGGGGATCATTCTGCTGGCGGCGGTCAGACCACGATGGCGGCCGCCATAACGAACAGGGCGTCTACCTGTGCAGCCGTCAGGCCCAGGCTCGCCGACAGTCCCACCACGAGAGACCCCGTGCGGTTCCACGTCGTCGCCTCATTGAAAGCAAGCTGAGCGAGGGGGTTTGTCGCAACTGCCGCCGCTACCGCCGCCGTGACATCGTCCAAAAGGGTTGCCGGAGGCACTTTGCCGGGCGTCAGCAGCATCGCGGCTTTGGCTTGGAACGATGAAATTGACTGCGGCACGGGCGGCGCGACGAACGCCGATCCGCCCCATACGAAGCCGACCGAGACATCGTAAGGAAGGTTCACCCACGCCAGAGTCCGGGTCGGTGCTGGAAGCACAGCAGGAGGCGTCGCCGACACCGCTGTTACGGTACCGGATGAAATGGATGCCCACATTGTCGGGTTTCCTCAAAGCAGGAGAGCCGCGTGCCTCCCGGCAAACGGTTATCGGGTCGGGATGATCTCTGGCTTAGCCGAGTTCTGTGGAGGGAACGCTTTCGATCCACTGTTCGACGGTGATGTACCGGTGCGTATTGAACGCGTCCCACTCATTATCGAGCGTCGAAAATGTATCAAGGCCGAAACCGATCTTCGCGTAAGTCGCACCGGCACCGAAAGGCGTCTTTGCACCGATCAGATACCAGTCGACGCCGTTCAGCGAATACTCGAGGTAGATAGCCGCCGGGCGGTCAGTGGTCCCGACCAGATCCGAGGTATTCACGACGGCGGAAATCCAGAGATAACTCGACGTGTTCAGATACAGGGTCTCCTGCACCGATTGCCCCGTCCCGGCGTAGTCGTTCTGGACCATCAGCTGGAGGTAACCCGCCGTGCTGTAACCCAGGACGAAAAGGGCGCCTGTCCCGCTCTCGACGTAGAGACCTTCCCAGTTGGCCTGCACCCGGATCGAAGGGTTCAGAAACTTCATGATGTAGCGGATCGGAGTGCTTGGGATGGGCTTCATGAGGGCGTTGAAAGCGTGGGAATAGGACGTGATCGCGGATGCGTTGATCGTGATCGTCCCGGCGGCTGATTTCGCCCCGCTGGTTCCCGCCGCGAAATTCGTCTCCGTGAAATCCAGATAGGCAGGGGTGCTGTATGAACCCGCACCGCCGCCGCCGCCGCCCGTGGCAGAGATCACATTGCCGGAGATGGTGATGTTTGCGCCCGCCGTGAGCGCCGGAGGCACCGCAATGGTGATCGCGCCCGATCCGGTAGGCGACTGGCCGTTGATCGTCTGCACCCCCGTATTGGCCTTCGCAAGCGCGGCGGCGGCCTCGGCCTCCAGTGTGGCAAGGGTGGCCGCCAGCGTTGCCGATACGCCGCCTGTGGGGGTCACCAGCGCGCCGGAGACATCCTTCCCGGTCAGCGTGCCTGAAGAGGCTGCCGCTGCTTCCAGGGCGGACAACGTCACCGCCAGCGTCGCCGGAACCCCGCCCGTCGGAGTCACCAGCGCGCCGGAAGCGTCTCTCCCGGTCAGCGCGCCCGAAGCGGCAGTCGCCGCGACGCCCGCGATGGTCGCCAGGACGTCGGCCATGACGCCCTGCTCGCCGCCGGTCGGGGTGACCAGGGACTGCGAAGCGTCCTCACCCGCCAGCGTCGACAGCGGCGTGTAGGTCAGCGCAGTCGTTACGTCGTGCGAAGCAATCTGTCTGCTGTTCGCCATGTCGGGGAATCCTATTCTCTGGCCTGATTTCTTGCCTGTTCAGCCGCCAGCGATCAGGAGGCCGCCGCAGTGATGGGCGGCTGAGTGGTGCTGAGGCCCGCCGAAAGATCCCCGTGGGTTCCGGCGCGCGCGCCTGGTTACGGCGTCAGCAGCGCGACCTTGCGGTCTTCCGTGAGAAGTCCCGCAGTAACCAGGGCGTCGATACTCGCCGCCGTCCTCGAATCCTTGAGATCAACGACCGTGGCGGCGCCGAGGCGGGTCAGGTAGCTCGAAATCTGCGGACTTGAGAGCGCAGCGGTGTGTAGCGCCAGATCCTCGGCGGGGGTCAGCCTGTCGAGGAACGAGAGCGATGTGATGACGGTGGGCTTTGCGATCACGGACGGCACCGGGGCCGTGAAACCGCCTGCCGAACTAAAAAGCCATCCGGCAGCGGGTGCCGGAACGACCGTGGTCGTCTCGACGAGCGTTGCGACGAACGTCGGAGGATACAGCGATCCGACGTCCGCCGTAACCGAAAGGATTTCACGGACGACGCCGCCGGTGATATGTGCGTATGTCTTCGCGGTCATTTCATGAATCCTTAGTATTCGATTACGACGACGCCGCTCTGGCCGCCCGCTCCGCCCGCACCGGCGGTGTAGTAGCCGCCGCCGCCGCCGGAGCCGTAAGCGTTGCCGCCCTCGCCGCCGTACGTGCCGCCGCGACCGCCGCCGCCCCAGTATCCCGCGCCGCCTGTGCCGCCGTAGCCGGATAGCCCGGCGGGGGAGCCGTCGCCGCCGAAGCCACCTACGATGCCGATACCCTCGCTGTAGCCGTTTGCGCCGCCGCCTCCGGCAGTGCCGTTATTCCCGCCCTGTCCGGCTCCTCCGCCTGCCGCTGCCGCATACGGGCCGAAGAAAGCGCTCCCTCCGTATCCGCCGTCGCCTCCGGACACGCCGGGTGCGCCACCTGCCGGGACCGTTACAGTGATCGAGCTCCCTGCCGCCACCGCGACGAAGCAGATTGCGGTTCCGCCAGCTCCGCCGCCGCCGCCCGGGAGCGTGGAGGATGCCGAGCCGCCGCCTCCGCCGGATCCGGTCACGGTGACACGGAGATAAGTGACGCCGTTCGCGGAGGGAGGAACGACAAAGGTGTAAACGCCAGGCGTGCCGTAGACCGCCATGTCGTGCTTTCCGCGGATCACGTTGGCGATGCTCGTGGAAAGGCCGTTGACATCGGTCGTTACGCCGCTCGCGAGATTGGCGATGGCCGCGTCGATGCTGTTCACGTCCGTCGTGACGCCAGTCGCAAGGTTAGCGATCGCTGCATTCAGCGACACCGTGTCGGCTTCCCGCGCAGCGATTTCAGCCGCCAGTCCGCTGGTGCTTGCCACCCAGCCCGCGCCTGCGGCATCGGGGTTAGTCAGGTTGTTGTCGACGGTCGACTGATAGGTAAGGCCGGGCGTCGACACGGATCCGATCAGGGCCCCGGCAGGATATCCGCCGATCTCCGTCTGGAACGTCGGGTCGTAGCTGACCGGGCCACCGGCAGCCACCCACCGCGCCCACGCGGAAAGCTGGTTCAGAATGCCGTTGAAGTCGTAGCCGGAGCACGCGACGCCACCTGCGTTCAGAGCCTGGAAGTTCAGCGGCGGGAATCCGTCATTGAGGCTGGCCGCGCCGGGCGTGACGGTAATCTGCGACGCCGTGGGGATCTGACGGATATAGGAGCCCGCGTTCGCAGCGAACGGGATCGGGAACTTGGCGGGGATGTTGCTATTCTGCACGGGTGGGGTCTCCGCTGAATGAGCCGTAGCCGAACGGGGCGAAACCGCCCTCGCCGAAGCCGAACAGCCCGGGTGGAAAAACTTGCTGGACGAAGACGCCGACACCGGCCGGGCGCGGAACCGCGCCGCTCTGCGTCAGGATCGCCTTCTCTACGAGCTGAAGCTCGAACTCGAAGGTCATGAGCATCAGCATGCTGCCGACATCCGAGCAGTAAGCCCGGCCTCTTCCTGCGAAGAGTTGCTGCATCAGGCTGTTGATCACCGGAGCGGAGCAGCCGGAGATGTTCGCGGCCGCCTTGATCAGGATGAGTTCGAGATACGCATCGTCTGTCAGGGAGTAGTTGAGCGAAGCGGTCGACCGCGAGTAGAACACGCCGCTTCCGAAGGTGTCGTATCCGCCTTCCGAGAACCCGAAGTTTCCGGGAGCAGGGATGGAAAGGATACGGGACACGCCGACGATGCGGCCCCAGACGTCCAGCCCGTAGCCCTCGGCGGTGTCCAGGTTCCAGATGAGATCGTAGAACTCGTCGATCTTCGCGCCCGGGTCGGCGGCGGACGAAAAGCTCTCGATGATCGCGCGGATGACCGGGCTGTTGGCGTACTGGCTGATGATCGTTGAATTGACATCGAGGAGCGAGAGATCGCTCTGGCCGTCCGTCAGATAATAGCCGTCCACGCCGACGAGAAACTTCCCGTCAGACCCCAGGAGGAACGCCATCTTCAGCCTCCTACAGGTAGTTGACCGAGATGTTCGAGGCGTCCGTCACCGGCGTCTGGTTGACCGGGAGCGTCAGCGAGTTCTGGTTGCCCGAGGTGGTGCCGATCTGGATGGACAGCACCTGCGCCCACGCCCCCAGCCCGGTCACCGCCGAGTAGAAGCGGCTGGCGTAGAGCGTGCTTCCGATACGCGCCCGGGGACCGCCGTCGCCGCCGACGAAAGCGGACATGATCGCGGCCTGGATAAGCGCCAGCGCATTGGACGGCGCACCCGATCCGTAGGCCAGATTAACTACGACCGAGATCGAGGTCGGCACCGGGATATCGAAGGTCACCGCGTAGGTCGGGAGCGGAGTCGTGTAGCCGTTGTTGTCGGTGACGGACACCGTGGTGTTGCCGTTGTAGTTGCAGCCGATGGACTTCTTCATCCAGATCGCTCTGGCGATGTCAGCGGCCACACCCCCGACGACGGCGACATAGAGGCTGTGCGGAGCGAGAGTGACGCCGCCGATGACGGTGGAATTGCCGGAAGGGTTGTCCACGACGAACGCATCCAGCACCCCGGCGCATGTCAGGACGGCCGCGCGGATGGAGCCGACCGAACCGAGCGCGTTGATCGCCACGCTGGCCTGACGCCGGGCCTCGAACGCCGCCCGCCCCTCGACGAGGTTGCCGATGGTCCCGGCCGCCGATGAGATGGCGGTGTTCCATCCGTTGACGGTGCGCGAGATGACGAAGGTCTGCGCCGGGCAGATGACCGGCCCGGTAACGTTGCAAGCGAACTGGATCAGGACCGTGCCGCTGGTCGGGATAGTCCCGGTTTCCGTGGAAATATACTGGTTGCCGTCATTCGCGGTCAGCAGGCTTCCGACCGGGATCACCGTGCCGACCGCGCCGACACACGCGACGTCGGTGACCGTGGAGGCAGCGGCGATCCGGTCGAGGAAATAGATGCGCCCGATGGCGTCCTGCATGCGCCCGCTGGCGAAAGCCGGGTCGACCGAGTTGAACAGGGCCATCAGCAGGGCGTTGGTGTCGCCGAGGATCGCAGCCTCGCTCGAGGCGAGCTGCCCCTGCGGGGTGAAAAGGTTGGTGACATTCAGAGCGCCGCCGAAGGCCGCGTTGATGTCGGAAAGCCTCCCGGCGAGGATGGCTGACTCAGGCGGGGCGACGAACCCCGTATCGGTGAACGTCGGCAGCGGGACGGAGCTAGAACCCGACATTGGATGTTGCTCCCGTGCTGTCCGTGACCTGAAGCTGTCCTGAGACCTTCCGGGCGACGACGGACGTAATGAAAGTCTGCGCCGTCAGGACGCCCGGCACTGTCAGGGCTGCTGCCGAGACCTCCGCCTTCACGAGCGCCAGGGGCGGCCGCTTCCCGAGGATCTGCTGGAAGTAGGGCACGCCGACCGTGGTGTCGTAGTAGACCTCGCCTTTGAACGTTCGGACCGCGCTGGCGCTGTCCTGGGCGACCGCATAGGGCGGGGCGGCCATGGCGATGTTGTCACTCGCATCCGCACAGAGATCCCAGGTCGAGATGTCCAGCAGGAGGGTGTTGCCCGGTGTCTGAGCGGTCATGCCGGTGGTCCCGAGTTGCCATGCCCACCGGCGTTGGTGTGCGTGTGGGTGTGGACGCTGGTTCCTTCGGCAACCACGTCGTTGGTGACGTTGACCGGACCCTGCATCGAGACGGATCCGCTGCCGCCCTCGAAGCCCACCTGCGTGATCTGGCCGTTCAGCGCGATCTGCGGGGCCGACAGCTTGATGCCGTCAGTGGCGTCCAGTTCGATGTCCTTAGCCTGCAACTTGATCGTCTTCGGCGAGACGAGGGTGATGCCGTCTTCCGAGAACTGGATGTATTGGGTCGGCGTCCCGCCGTGGCAGCTGAAGAGATAGACACCGTCCGACATGTCGTTCTGGCGGCGGCTGCCCGGATTGGAGCGGGCGCCTGTCGCCTTGACGCCCGAGATATCCCGGTCGGCGAAGACCGCGATGCCGATGTCCCCGACCTTGGGATCCAGGATGACCGCATCGCCGCCCGAGTTCTGCGTGCGGGCATACGGCAGGCCGTGGACGGTTCCGTGCGGATACGATTTGCCCGATCCGTCGATCATGTTGACCAGCGGCGTCACATCGACGGTTCCGACCGGGGTGACGCCTCCGGCGTTGGTGACGGAGACGATCTGCACCAGCGTGGATCCTGCGACGGTGGCGAGGATCTGCTTGATCAGGAACTGCTGCGTCAGGAACGGTGATAGGTCGGTTTCTGGCTTGCGGGCACCCGTGATGTAAGGCGTCGGTGCGATGGTCTGGATGGAGACCTCTGATTGCGCCGTGGAGTCCGCCATATCGAGAACTCCACGATGCCATCAGATGTTGCGGACTGTCGGATCTCCGCAGTCGCAGTGGGTCAGCCAGGTGCCGTCGGGAACCTCAGCCTCGAGGTGATGCTCGACGCCGATGACAGGCCATGTCTTGCAGGCCGCCTGGATGATCGACTTCACCTGGATCTGCGACCCGATGGTGATCTGCGGGTTGAACTCCGTATCCAGCGAGATGCCGTTTTCGAAGTAGCGCGGATAACCGATCATCCCCGTCTCTTTGCTGATGACGGGAACCGCACCTGCGCGGCTGCCGCCCGCTGGCCAGATCGTCATCACGCCGCCGCTGATATCGATTTCGAAGGGCGCGGCGGACTTGATCTTCTCGATCTGCTGCATCGCCGTGCCCCACAGGTATTGGGGCGGTATCTGCAACGTCACGCCGTTGTTGACGAAGCGGTAGTTCATCTGGTTGGCGATGCCTGACAGGATGGTGGCGACATCGGCTCCGTTCGGAAAACTGTTCGGCGTGACCGGCTGCATCTGGTCGTAGACCGAGCCGACCGCCTCGATGACCATCGGCGAGTCCGGACTCTCGTTCAGATCGGGAAAGCACATCTGAATGTTGCCGACGAACACGGTCGCCATCCCGCTCACGTCGTCACCGGCGGAGATGGTCACCGTGTTCTGGTTCGATCCCTGCCTCGGCATGCCGATGGTGCAGAGCCGGTTCATCCAGCTCAGGTTCATGCCGTAAATCTTGATCTGGGCGGTTGGCTGATCGCTCGAGACAGCTTTTATGTGGGCGGAAACCCGGAGACCTTTTGCGGCCGCCGTGCTGCCTTTGTCTCCCGGCTGCGCAGGGCCTGCCAGTGAGAACGAGATATCGATCTTCTTCTTGGTGAAGCTCATGTCGCCACCGGAGGATCGCTGGGTTCGAGGTAGAGCAGCACGTATCTGCCGCCGAGGCCGTCATACGAGGGGTCGTCCGATCCCTGGGTGTCGTAGAAGCAGAGGTCGCCGGTGAACCCGAAATAGGTGTCCCTGATGATCCGGTTGAGGTTCTGCGCGATGACGCCGCCGAGGATAAGGATGCCGTTCAGGAAGACGTTGACGAACATGCCGTAACGCGTCTGGTAAACCGCAATCGCGCACCCCTGTCCGTTCAGGGACACCGTCACGATCTGGGATGGCACTGCCTGGAGCGGGATGACCTGCATGTGGGTGCCTCCCGGAAGTTAGATCGACATCTTCCCCGTCGAGATCGCCGGGGTGACGGTCGGATTCTGCGTGTTCGGCGACGGCGCCTGTGTCGGCGGCGTCTGCCCGGCTGTCGGAACCTGTGTCTGCGGCGGCCCGCTGTTGACCTGATCGACGGCGGAGGGATCAGCCGTCGAGGTGAAGGTGACGCCGGAGGCCACGCGGACCTCCTGGACGGCAATCTCGACTACGAAGAGCGTGATGCCGTTCTGGACCTTGCGGCTGAACTGGTAGCTGCCGAGGTTCGCGTTGATGTAGGTGAACTCGGGCACGCAGACGCTGTAGAATTTCAGGTCGCCGCAGGCCGCCATCACGGCCGCCAGAAACGACTCCCGGTTAGCCGCGTAAGTCGAAGGGTCACCTGCCGGGACTGTGCCGTCGCATGACAGGCTGATCCGGGCCTCGAATGGTTCCTCGACCTTGTTGTAGCTGGCGAAGGAACCTTCCTCGATCGGATGATTGGCGACCTTGTAGCCCTTTTTGAATTCGACGCTCAGAACGGAGGTCGCACCCGGAAAGGCGTTCTCGCCGTTGAGATAGACACCCCATCTGGCATCTGCGAAGGCCGACACGACAGCGGGATCGTCAGCCGTAAGCGGAGGCAACGGGGATTCCGTTACCTCCGTCTGACGGTCTACTACCGGCACGCCTGGCGCGTCCGGGACATCGGGGGTGGAAACAGACATCAGACCATCCCCGTATTTGCCTGGCTGACCATATTGCGCCGCATCACCTCCGCGCTGACCGCTTCCCCGTGGCTTCGCGGGTTAGTGGTCGGCGTATGGACGTGGATGTCGCCGATCGTGGTCTGAGACGTGTTTGCGGGCGGCGGCGTCTGACCGGCGACCCTGTCTGACGCGTTCGGCGCGTACTGCTTGCCGAGCATCGCCATCGCCCGGGCGTCGAAGTGGCCGTAACGCTGCTTCCAGACATCAAGAAACTGGGCCACGGTCGGGTTGTTGCCCAGCTTCGCTCTCATGTCGCTCGGGATGTTCCCGAGGATGGCGGATGTTGCGATCCCGCGGGTCTTATAGAACCTCGAGATTGCATCGATGGCGCTGGAGTTCGGATCCGCGCTCAGGAGTGCGGGTCCGCCGGATGGGCCCTGCTGGTGAGCAAGGTAAACTTCCCACGGCGCCGGATCGCGACCCAGCTTTCGCCTCAAGCCGTCGGTCCGCCGCTTCAGTGTCGCGATGCCCGCCCATATCTCGTCTGACAGGGAAGCACCCCGTCTCGACTTGCCGGGCATCGACTGCTTCCATTCGTCCTCCGACAGCTGGTATGGCCCCGTGTAGGTGCCTCCGCCGTTATTGGTGCCGAACGAGCTTTCGATGCCCATCGAGGCAGCCGCCAGCCTTGGATCGACGCCCTGAGCAGCAGCATCCTTCATCGCCAGCTCGACGTTCGCGCGCTGGTTGCCGGTCGGCCCGGTAATCGGCGGCGTCAGAGGAACAGGCGGCCCCGGCGGCAACCCGGAGATCGAACTGCCCGAGGTCGACGGAGCCGAGCCGGAACTCGGGAGGCTGCCGGAGCCGGAGGGAGAGGACCGCCCCGGGCTGTAACCGCCTCCCGATGAGCTTCCGCCGGTGGTGTAACTGGCATTTTGAACGCCGCTGCCGCCGCTGCCTACGCTTCCGTGGGGAGCATATTGGCGGGACAGCCAATCCAGCAGCCCGTAACCGAACCGGTCCCAGAAGGTGTCGATATGGGTGCCGAGCGCATCCATGGTGCCGTCGCCGCCGGGATGGAAGGCGCTCTGGTGAATCAGGCCGTCCGTAGGCGGCGGAGAAGCGCCGGGCGGGCTGCCCATCTTTCCTTCCGCACGGAGCCTCGCGATCTCGGCGTCTTCGCCGTTGTTCAGGCCGCCGATCCGGAACCCGTAGTAGGTCGTCGCTGCGGCCGCTGCGATCCATGCCAAAGTAGCGGCAGCGGTACCAATCACGCCACCCGCGACCGCAGCACCTCCCGCTGCGGCGCCACCTTCTGCCGCGGCGGCGCCACCTGCGACCGCGGCTCCCCCGCCGGTAACGGCCTCAGGAATGAGCGGAGCTACCTTCGGCAGCAAGCTAGCGATGACGCTCGATGTCACCTTTTTCGCAAGCACGCCGACTGCGGCGAGGAGGCCGACGCCGCCGACCGCCGTCGCCGCAAGGGCGGGCCCGTGTCCGGGCTGACTGAGATAAGTCGCGAACTCCGTCAGCCCGTTGATAACCTTTGTGATAGTAGGCGCGAAGACGTTCTCGATCGTGTCCCCGACTTTCTTGGCGGCGGACTTGAGCTGCTCGAAAGCGGTCTCGAGTTCCTGGTCGTTTTGCACCGTCTTCGGATCGGTGGCTGCCGGTTTCGCCGAAGCCATCAGCTTTTCGAAGTCGGGGCGCATCATCAGGTTGAATGCGCTCTCGCCGATGCCGAGCTTGTTGGCGAGATACTGCGTGTCCTGCCGTGTGTGCCCGGCCTGCGACTGGTATTCCAGCAGGCGGTCGCGAACGGTCGACGCGGCCTTCTCCGGATCCTGCAAGTCCCTTGCGGAAAGCTTCAGGCGCGAGAGGACCGATGTATCGAATCCCTCGTGGTTCTTGAGCTTCTCGAACGTGTCGAGCAGGCCGCCGAACATGGCATTGGCGTCGTCCGCCGTGCCTCCGGCCGCCTTCATCGCGTTGCGCCAGGTGTCCAGCGCCGGGACGGTCATCCCGAGGTTCTGGGCGGTCCGGCCGAGCGCGGCGTTCAGCGGCGTGATGGTCGACACGAATCCTTTGATGCCCATGCCGAGCGTGAAGGCGGCCGCGACGTCCAGGGCGATGTTGCGCACTTTGCCGAGGGTTTCCCCGACCCGCTTGGTGTGATCGGCGATCTCCTTCTGACGCTTGACGGCTTCGGCGTGGCGCTTCTTTTCTTCCTCTGCGGCGGCTTTCGCGGCGGCGTCCTGCACCTTGGTCGCCTTCGCAACCGAGGCGGACGCCTTCTGCTGCGCGCCAGCCGTTGCATCTGCGGACGCCTGAGTGACAGTTCCGGCATCCGCAGCCGCCTTGGCGGTCTTCGCCAGTTCGGCCTGTGTTTCCTTCGCGCCCTTGACGAAGCCTGAATTGTCGATGCCGAGCGATACGAGAAGGGTTTCAATGAAGTCGGCCATGGCTCACCCGTCTTTCTGGTTCGCCAGTCTCTGGTTGTGCCGGTCGACCGATATGATCTCGAGCAGGTCGTAGAGGTCTTCACCACCGAGGCGGCTGTCGAGGTCTACGAAAGTCGCCAGCTTGGCCGAGACAACGGTGCCGATAGAGCGCGGAACGTTTACGTATTCGGCCCAGGCGCGGCCGTCTGGATCCCCGAGATCGACTTCGAGATCGCTCCGCGCAAAGAAAAACCCGTGTGAAGATCCAGCACCTCGGCGCGGAGGAATACCAGGGTCGAAATCTCGTCGATGTCGTTCTCGGTGATGGCTGTCTTCAGCTGCTTGGTCTGATCCGGCACGAAGAACACGCACTGCTGCATCATCTCGTCCATGAGAGGCTCGGCCTCGGCGAATGACAGGCCGCTCAGCGCCTCGATGGCGAACCGCGCAACGGAGGCCAGCCCGCCCTGGGCGACCTCATCGGGGATCTCCGGCTTCGATCTGGCGAGAGCCAGCATCGCCCGGATGGCCCACTTTTCGGCCCGCATCGCCGACATTTCCTTGATGCGGAACATCTTCAGGTGGTCGCGGTTCGTCTCATCACCGGTGTCGATGATGACGGTCTTCTCTTTGCGCATCGGATCCCCCTATGGGACTGCCCTGAGTGGTAGGAGGCGCGGCGGTTCCCGCAGGGGAGACGGGTGTTCGGGGAGCTACCCCTAGCCGCGCTTTCTCATTGACGATCAGACGTACGGCGGCATCGGAGCCGGATCCATCCGCCCGAAGGTGATCTCGAACTTCCGCGGCTGGAGGACTTTCTTGGCCTCCGCCATCGGGGAGTACTTCGTCAGGATCCCGGCGCGGCAGTTGTACTGGATGCCGGGTCCCGGCATGTAGATCGTTGCCGCGATCGAGTAGAACTCCTTGATGGCCTGCTGCGCGGAGTTCAGCGTATCCATGTCGACGCAGGACGAACTGTCGGCCATCAGCGTGAAGGCGAAAACCCGCAGGGAGGGAACCCACCCGCGGGAAATCTTGCCGTCCACACCCTGCATGACTTCGCCGGTGGTGATGCCTTCCACGGTGAAGGCGTCGTCGGCCGCCCATTTATCGAGTTCGATAGGATTGCCGAAGACGCCGGGGATGTTCAGGATGACCGTGTTATTGGCGGATGTAATAGTCTTTGACATGTCGGCTCTCCCTTACTGGACTTCGACGGATGCGAGGGAGATCGACTGGATCGACCCGCCATCGAGATACCAAAGCGTTGATGGCGGCGATCCGCGCGCGGCCCGGACCTGGGGCGAGGCCGGAGCGATCAGGATGTAGTAACCCTGTGCGACCAGCGCGCCGTCGATCGGCATGTTCGCGGCGCTGTTGATCGCGTCGATCTGCGTGTTGGACAGCACGACGCCGGGGACAATGGCTCCGAAGGTCAGCCCCTGCTCGACGGGATCCATGATCCAGGACTGGATCTTCGCGTAACCGACCTGAGCATACGGGATGCTCTTCGCGGCCGTGCGGCCCACCATGATTGAAAGCTGAACCTGGTTGTTGAGCCAGATCTGGTTGACGTAGCTGTCCACCCAGGCGAACGGGCCGGTGACGTTGCCGTTCGAGTAGTAGGTGAACTGCTGGTTGGCCGTCGCGAAGGAGCCGTAGAAGCTGACCCCGTTGGACCGCAGGTTGGCCGCCATATTGGCATTCGTGACGTCCGCGGGCAGCCCGGGGAAGTTCAGGAATTTCAGGGCCGTCCGACCGTTCGCCGCCGAGTAGTCGATGGATGCGATGGCTCCGGCAACCGCCGCCGCCGCCAGCGCGCCGTTGACCGGGGCGTAGACGACATGGGTGCCGCTGCCGTCCGACCCTTCGGCGCCGACCAGGTAGGCCAGCGTGTTGGTCGGGAACGATGTGGTGTTGTTGATGTCGGTCGACCAGTGGATGAACAGGAAGCGGTCGCCCTGGGCCGTGTTCCAGTTATCGAACACCTGCGCCTCGGGGACCGAAGATTCCCACAGGGTGAAGACGGTCGCGAAGTCCTGGGTGACGCCCAGGACTTCGGCGAAGAACGTGGTCGGAGTGGCCGGGATCGCACCCTGCGAGGTCACCGCGCCGACAGCCGAGGTCAG